GCAGATGCCATAGTACCACCTGATTTTAGTAAGGCAGTTGTGTCAACGTAGTTCTTAGTAGCACCATCTTGATTAGCAGTAGGATCACCTAGTCCAGTTATCTTACTTGTACCCATAGCTATAGCACCAGACATAGTGCCACCTGATAAGTTTAACTTAGTAGCATCTTGTGCATCTACATAACCTTTACGAGATAGCTCATCATTTGTTGCAGGGTTAGCTGTAGATGTTACAGCATTAGTACCCATTACAATGTCACCAGTTAGTGTTCCACCTGCAAGAGGTAACTTAGTAGCTATAGAATTAGTAATAGTAGTTGAGAAGTTTGCATCGTCATTGATTGCCGCAGCTAACTCGTTAAGAGTGTTTAAAGCATCAGGAGATGAATCAACTAAAGCAGATACCTCAGTGTCTACATAACCCTTAGTAGCGGCATCTGTTGAAGCACTTGGAGCACCTAAACCTGTTACTTTACTACCACCCATAGCAATAGCACCTGACATAGTTCCACCAGACAGGTTAAGCTTTAGTGCATCTGCAGTATCTACATAGTTCTTTGTAGCCGCATCTTGAGCACTGGTTGGATCAGTAACATTAGCAATAGTTGTACCTGTAACATCTAGTGTTCCGTTTACAGTTACATTATTAAATGTAGATAAACCTGATCCTGCAGTTACATTACCTGTTACATTGCCTGTAAGATTACCAGTAACGTTACCTGTGATATTACCTGTTACGTTACCTGTAAGTGGGCCTACAAGACTTGAGCCTGTAATAGTTGTACCTGTTATTGCGGCTGTAGTAGAAGCACCAATAATAGTACCATCAATATTACCACCGTTTATATCTACAGTAGCTAGTGTAGCCTGACCAGATGTAGATACTGTAGTAAAGCTACCAGCAACGGCTGTTGATGCACCTATAACTGTATTGTCTATGTTACCTGCATTAATGTCTACAGTAGTTAATGTTGATGTTCCTGTAGCAGTTAGGTCTGTTACAGTAGCAGGTGAAGCTGATGAAGCACCAATAGTTGTACCATCAATAGCACCTGCATTAATATCTACAGTAGCCAGAGTAGCAGTTCCTGTAGCACTTAGTGTAGTAAATGAACCAGCACCTGCTGTTGTACCACCTATGGTTACGTTATCTATAGCACCAGAGTTGATGTCTACAGAAGTAATAACACCTGTAGTAATATTAGCTGTGCTTAGAGTAGTTGTTCCAGTAACACCTAACGTACTTCCTATAGTAAATGTACCTGCAACTGCACCATTAATATCTACATCTAGTGTATCTATGTGTGCTGTACCATCTAAGTATAAATCTTTAAACTCTAAACCTGATGTACCTAAGTCTATATCATTAGTTATTACAGGTATAATAGCACCATCAGAGAAGCGTATTTGTTCTACTGCGGCTGAAGATACCTCTACAAAGACACCTACTTGATTAGTAGCAGTGTTTATAACAACCTTGTTTAGCGCATCAACATCACCGATAAGCGGAATGTATCCACCTTCTCCTGTTGAGCCATCGTGTTTGTGTCCACTAGACACTGCAAATGCATCACGGAGTTTGTTGTACTCGGCGTTAATAGGTGCTGCACGAAGTGTAGCTGTTGGTATTATGTCCGCTGAGGACTGTCTTACGTAACCTGCCAAAGTATTATCTCCTGTCGGCTGTCTCATACGTCAAGGCTACTGCCTGTATAGTATGACTTGCATTTGTATTATTCGTAACGTAGCTTATTGAAACAGAGTTACCTGATCCCGATATATTTGTAAGTGTTTTAGGTGACGGATTACCATCATATATACCACCTGCCCCATATATAGCTGTACCATAAACGGAAGCAGCTCCTTCTGTAGTGAAGTCGTAGTTAGTAGGGTTACTTGTACCTGTGTCATCGTAGTCATAAGAGACACCAACAAAAACTTCTGTATCACCTTCTGATTTTAAGTACGTGTTTACTTTATGTATTACCTTACGTATTTCTGGGTCTTCCATATAATAGTAAGGCGTTTGATACAAACTAAAAATAGAGTTACCGCCAAAGCTGTTGCCTCTTTCTTGACGATGTACTTTACCAGAACCATCTCCATGTATTACATGTTCAAACTGTCCGATGTATCCACTAGCTACGCAGTTTGCTTCCATACCAGTAAGCTGACTATACTCAAATATACTCTGTTTATTCTGACTTTTACGTATACCACCTATTAAAGATAAAGAAGAATCATTTTTAAAGAAAAACCTAAACTGTGACTTCTTCCTAAGTACCACAATAGAAATGTCTGTAATCTGTTCTGATAAGTAGTAGTTATCAAATATAGACTGTATCTCTTTAGAAACTGTAGCAAGTTCAACATCACCAATTTTATCAGTACCAGAAATAGGACGTATACCATCAGGGCCTAAGAAAAGTAAGTCACCACCAAATTCTACCACAGAATCAGGAGCAAGGCAACCCATATTTGAAGTAACATTTTCTAATACAAAGTTAGCCGCATTGTTACCTGTTAACCTTTTTATATTGTTAGCACCAAAGATATATAGTTGGTTACGGAATTTCTTAACTGCTGTTATAGTATAGCCTACATTGATAACACCAGCACCATTTGCAGGACTAAAATCAGCGGCATTTAAAGGGGCACTAAAAAACAAATTAAACGGCTCAGATGAATCTCCACATAAGAATGCATGAGAAGCAAACTCTTCTGAGTACTTAGGATCATTAGGTGCTTGTGCATGAGTTATCTGTACGTAATTAGTTCCGTCATAGGTTGCCGCAGGATTTATACCATCAGTAAGAAGTATTACCTCTCCTGACCAGTTGTAGCTAGTAAATCTAATCCTAGATACATTAGTCATATCAGGATTACCAGCTTCAGGTATAGCTACCCAAGAGGTATTAGAGTTCTGCCAACGATATAAGTAATCATGTCCAGATGTAGGTTTTCTACAAGCAAATATACCATCATGTAAGTTACCGTTTACTGTTAGTCCTAGTACAGGGCCTGTACCTGGAACAGTACCGTAGTCATTAGCATAACCACTAATACGACGATATCCACCCGAAAGAGCAGGTTCGTAGTTAATCATACGTATAGCACTACCAGATAAGCCAGAAGCTTGCGTTAAGGGATCAACATTAGTTATTAACCCTCCAGCACAAACTGACAGGTATGTACTTAATTTATCTGCCATTTAGCCAAAACTCTTAGTTATAACATTAGAACCTTTTGATATCACAGTAGATAAAAGTGAGTCTTTACTATCTACAACAAGTCTTCTCATAGACTTAATACCTACTTTAAACTTGTCTTTATGTATTTGTGCTGATTGTTCATTAGATCTAAAATACATAAGGTACATCATAGCACCATCAATAATAACGTGTTTAAATCTATCAGGTATAATACAAACATCGTCACTTAAAGATAAGTCGTTTGGAAACTTCCAATATTTATATTCAATAACATAAGCTGCATCAGGTACTGGAGTAACACCAAACTTATCTTCTTGTGTTTTATAAATGTTTATAGGTTTTGTATAACCACCTGTACCAGAAGTATCATCACTAGCTCTACGTGTAGATAAGTATTGTTCATATGATAGTGGTTTTAAAACACCTGGATCTGTTGTATTAGTGTTGTTTAAATAAAATGATTCCCAATCAGCTTTTGAATAGTCTGATGGGAAATCGTAAGTCTTCGTACCTACTGACAATGTTTGTTCGTAAGTTACTAACGTGAAGGGCCACTCTTGAGCCTCTTGTAGTATTTCACGTATGGAAGAATTAATAGAATCTTTAGCTAGGGATTGGACATTTTTAGTTGTAGCAAAATCTGCCTCACCAATCTCAACCTCGTTAAGACGACGAAGTAATTCGTTTACTAAATTTAAATAAGTCGCCATGTTTAATTCCTACGAGATTTTAAATGTGTATAAAGGGGCTAACACTAAGCCAGCCCCCTTAAAGTATTTTATTATGCTAAGTTATATTTAGCTGTTACCAACGCTTCTGGACGTAAGATTTTGCGTCCATATAGATGCATACCACGGC